CAAGGCGAAATCGACGCCATGGCGCCATGTGCTGGGGTCCGAGGGATCAAGGCCGGTCTGCTCCATAAAGGCGTTGCCAAGGCCAGGAGAGCGGCCAGCTGGCGCTACATGCAGCTGGAATGGCCCGTAAGACTGCTCACGGCCATAATCCAGGGTCACATTGCTTTGCCAAATGCCATCGCCCAAGCCTTCCGTCCTGGCGACCCGGACTGCCACATCAGGGTCAATGCCACGCGCAAGTGCGGCTTGGCGGATGTAAGCTTCCATTTCTGCGACTGATGGCATCATTTTAGCGGCTCGCCAGTCCGCCGAGCAGGCCGCCAGCGATCATTCCAGGTATACCCATTGGCGCACCCGCCAAGGCGCCGCCAGCCGCACCCGTCAGCCAGTTCCCTGACGTTGGCCGGGTGGTCGTCGTAGAGGTTGGCACCTGCGTCCCACCAAGGGCAGCCAGATTGATGTTCAGCTGCTCCAGCGGGTAATTCCGCATGGCGTCATATTGGGCTGCCTGCTGCGCCAGCATGGCCTGTGCCTGGTCCTGATTGATCTGGCCGGCTGCCAGTGCAGACTGAAGCGACTGCAGGTAGGCGTTCTGTCCGGCGGTGGCGAGATCACCAAGGGATTGTGATCCCTGCAGGTTGAGCTGAGCGCCCTGCAGGCCAGCATTCTGGTTGGCAAGCTGAGCCTGCTGCTGCAGTGCGTACTGGTTATACAGAGCGTCCTGATTGGCCAGCATAGCCTGCTGGTTGAGCTGAGCACCCTGCAAGCCGGTCTGCTGGTTGGCCAAGGCCGCCTGCAAGGCATTGTCGATGTTCTGCATGCCAAGATTGGCACCAAACTGGGCATTCGACATGCCAGCCTGCTGGTTAGCCAGTGCCGCCTGCATGGCTTGCTGCTGACCCTGAAAACCAAGGTTGGCGCCGAACTGGGCGTTATCCAGTCCCTGCGTGGCGTTGAACTGCTGCGCCTGCAGATTGTTGGCAATGTTCTGCATGCCCAAATTGGCTCCGAACTGGGCATTGCCCATTCCGGCCTGCTGATTGGCAAGCTGGGCCTGCATGCCGCGGCTGAGATCCTGACCAGCCAGATCGGTCGCAGCGTTGTATGCCTGGCTTCTGAGGTTGGCCGACAGGTCGCCATACTGTCGCGCGAACTCTGCAGCGGCAGTTCCTTCCATTACGCCCTGCCGCGAGCTGCCAAAGGCTCCTGCGCCAATCGCCCGATCGGCAATGGTGTTGAGCCCCTGCTCGTATCCCTGCTGCATGTTGCGCAGCGCGGCCTGCTCAACATTGTCGATATAGGGGTTCATGTAACGTGACATGTCGCCAGTCAGGAAAGAACCGCCAGACACCTCAAGTGGGTTGAAATTGTAACTCTGGCTGCCGCTGAAGACACTCGTCGGATTATAGCCATATTCCTGCTGACCAAACCCGACCCGCTCTGGTTGGTATCCATACTGTTGGCTACCGGCAGCGACATTCTGAGGGCTGTAGTTGGCGCCCAACATCATGGCGTTGTAGCCATTGCCTACCATCTGCGGATTGTAGTTCATGGCGGCGGTGGCACCGCCCTGCGCCTGAGAAAAGGCCGGGTTTGTTGCGCCGATATTCTGCCCGGTCAGATTGATCGCCTGCGTCTGCAGGGGGTCAAGGCCGGCAACAGTATTGCCCTGATATGGCTGAGCCAGATTGTCAGCCGTCGTCCCGGCGTCTTTGATGACATCCTTGGCGGCGGTTTCATACCACGCAGGAAGTTTTGTCTCCTGAGTGACCTTCTGGTTTCCAGATGACTTGCCCATCAGAGAGCCCTTTCGTAAATAACTTTTGGATCGGCCTTCCAGCCAAATTCGGGAAGAACGCGGGACCAGCCCTTGCGACCTTCCATGCGCAATGCCTTGCATCCATGCTGGCGGCCAAACGCCTCAATGGACGGCTGCATTGCCATCACTTCATTGATGTTACCGACTGCCAAGAAGACGTTGAGCGCGCTGCCACGCGGGTATTGCAGCACCTCTGTGACGACCAGGCTGTCGCCATTCGTCCACGCCTGCATTCTGCCTTGGCTTACTGCCGAGGCAACGTCTTCAGGGCCGTGGGTGTTTCCAGCCACGCCAAGAGCCCGTTTCAGTCTGCGCTTGAGTTCGTCAGAGCCTAGTTTTGCCATCATTCACCGCAGTGGACAGCGTGCCGGCATCATCAACCGTCACTGAATAAACTGTGCCATTGGGTGAACGAAGAAGCACTCGCGTCGCCGCCTCATCTTGTGAGATGGCGGGGATCAAGGCCCGTCGTATCGTGTCCAATATCGTTCCTAGTGGAGTGGTGGGTGGTGGAAGCAGAATGTTCATCGTCTGCCACCCGCAGATACTTTCATGCGCAACCGCCCGATCGACCAGTCTCCAGCATCGCGCGCTGCAATCTTGATCCGAACGTCCCTGCCTGACGCCCTGGTGTCAACGTACCCGTCGCTTCGGCTGTTATATGGTCCGAACGTGCGCTCTGAGCCGCTTGGCGTCATTCGCGTCAGCAGAGTGTAGTTCGTCAGGGCATAGTTGTTGCCGTTTGACGGAACAACTTGAGTGATGTTGACCACATTCTCGTCGCCTGGAATGTTGATCGTTCCAGAAGAAATGAAGATGTTATTGGCCACGCTCAGACCTTGGTATGTCGTGAAGCCATTTTCGTGCTGGTAGATGTGATTGTCTGTGCCAGACATGATCGGGCGACCCTGGACACCTGCCGGGAATGCTGCAGTCCGCGCAAGCGACCCCATTGACCACCAGTTCTCAACCCAGTTCCAGATCACATATCTGTTGCACTCTGAATTTCCGCTCGATGGGTAGAAGAACCAGATCTCGTTGAACACGCCATTGACGCATGCGTGCGACACTCTGGGGCCATACAGTGTGTCAATGTCTGAGAAGATGTAGTCGTTGAGCGGGCATTCCAGAGCCTGGATGTTTCCGCCCTGATAAACCATGAACCCGCTGTTATCCATCCAGGCGCACTTGCCGTCGAACTGGGCATACGCATTTGGAGAGTACAGTCCGGTCGATCCCAGTTCGTCGGTGCCATAGATGAATGGAAGGCCAACATAGCGCATCAGGAACAGCCTGTTTGCCGACCAGATAAGCGTTCCCTCACGAACTGACACTGCCGCCTGAAGTGGCGTCTCTGATGTCAGGTCAATGTATCCTGCGGTATTTGTGGTGGACGAGAAATTCCAGTCCGTATGATCCTCACGGCTTGACCAGGCTACACGCCTCGACTCGCCGCCGGCTTGCAGCAGGACGACATGACGCTCTGGCGTGACAACCACCGCACGGTTTGTTGTCGGAACCGACAAATCTCTTACTTTGCCGCCACTGGATGAGCCGTTCGAACCAGAATTTGAGTAGGTAAATGTCGTCGTGTTGGTGACTGTGACTGACACGCCAGTGACGTTAAATGATGTATCCGTGACGCCAGTTACGTTGACTGTGTTGCCAGTCGATAGGTTGTGCGGCGTAGACGTCACGATCGTCGTAACATTCGACGTCCTGCTGATCGTGGACACCGAGTAGACACCAACAGGAACGCAATCGGTCGATGGCGATGACGCATCGAAGTATAGAAGACGTCCGTCTGCGCTGGAGACAGCCAGAACATCTTCGCCCCAATTGGCAAACGTCCATGCCGGATTGTTTGGTGGCAGGGTTGTGGCGCCGGTTCTGGCGGTTCCGTATGTGCCGGTGTTGTAGGTTGACGCACCATATCCGGCAGACGTGACGCCACTGTTCAGATTTACAATGTCAGTTGGCGCAACATCTGTAATTGTACCGACATTGTCGGAGTACAGGTTCTCATCAGCACCATACAGAGACATGAGCAGATTGTTGTTCAAACGCCACTGATGGATCTTTCTGACCTTCGATCCCAATGCAGACGAAGTCACCTTGGCCCAGCCACCTACTGGCTCCATCACACCGTCACGCCACCTTACCAAGCTCGCGTCAAACCAGCGACCAACCGCATCGTCAGGGTTTGCTCCCCTGACGATCCCCGGCGGTAGTTTGATTGGCATGAAGGTCATTCAGAGACGCTCCTGCGTTTATTCCGTGCTATACCGGCTTGACAGGCCATTCCGGGTTATAGAGATCAGTTGTGTTCTGGGGCATGTCGCGAAGAGCCTGTCGGTATGCTGTCCATTCCGATTTCTTTTCGTCAGATAAAGAGTTCCAACGGTCTGGAAGTGTGAAGCTGTCGCTTTCCGCAAGGAGTTGATTTCGCCTTTCACGAAGGGACCAGAGCAAAACCTCACGCTCAAGTCTCTTGTGTTCAGCAATTTCATCTTCTGTAAACGGTCGGATTGTTTCCTCACCTGTTACCGAGTCTTTATTTACTTGAAAATATTCCATTACTTCACTCCATAAACATCAACGCTGCCAGCGTCAAAGGCGGTTCCAGCCTGTATTCGAACGTCAATTGTCGTTGTGGCTGTGCTTATTCTTGTTCGACCTGTTCCAAATTTTGCTCCAGTACCTCCACTTCCAGAATCAACAAATCCCGCACTGTAATCACTAGATTGATCTGCCCAACCAGAACTAATAAACGAACCATTCGTCAGGTTTAGCCAAGTGGTTAAGTTAACAACGTGAGTATCCGAAGATGAAGTCACATTTCTTGACATAACTGCAATTGTACCGGTTCCATCATTAACACCAACCTGTATGCCGTTAGTGCTGCTGGAAACTCCATTCCAAAAAAGAACTACAAATCTGTAACCAGTAAGCGTTAGACCCGTCAAAGTTCTAGAAGTACCAGTTGTCGTTGTGATCGTCCCAAGCAGGGTCATTCCGCCTGAAGAAGGCGTAGCCCAGCTAGGTGCAGCAGAAGCACCACCAGATGTAAGCACCTGACCGGATGTGCCGTAGTTAGCACCCGCTACACCAAGCTGACCGGATGAGCCGATACGAAAAGTTTCGGTGCCACCTTCGGTAAACGCAATTGTATCAGCAGCAGGAAAGAAGATACCGGTGTTTGTGTCGCCGGTTGTCGTAATAGATGGAAGCGATACAGTACCGGCAGCAAACTCAACAGTCTGAGCGCCTGTAGTCATTACAACAGGCTTGCCTTCAACAGCAATTACACCAGCGGCAGAACGGCTTATTGTTGTGTCAGTCGCAGCACCGAGTTCAATTGTCGCGAACTGCGGGTTGCTAGTGGTCCCAAGACCTAATGTCGTGCGTTGTGCGTCAGCGTCAGCGTCATCAATCAACGCTCGACCTGCAGCGGTGCAGGTAATTTCCTCGATGTCGCCAGCGCCTGCTGTCACGCGACCAAGAATACGATCAGCAACTGATACGTTCTGAATTTTAGCATATGTTACTGCATCATTGGTAATTTCTGTCGTACCAACAGTCGATAAAGTGGATAGCCCACCAAGCCCAAGTGTCGTGCGTTGCGCTGCCGCATCAGCGTCATCAACCAAGGCGCGACCGGCTGCAGTAAAGGTTGCAAGAGCAGCCGTACCAGATCCGGTAAAATATGGAAGGCGATCAGCAGCAGATGTAAGTCCTGCAATTGCAGCCAGCTCTGCGTCATAGGCTTGCACGTTGGTTCCAATAACCAAGCCCAGCGTCGTCCGCTGTGCCGCCGCATCTGCATCATCTACCAGCGCCCGACCGGCAGCAGTGAATGTAGTTGTGGCTGCAGTACCAGCACCCGTGAAATACGGAATGGTGTCGGCTGCGGATGTTAGGCCAGCGATCGCAGCAAGCTCTGCATCATAAGCCTGGACATTCGTGCCGATCACCAGTCCAAGCGTCGTGCGTTGAGCAGCGGCGTCAGCGTCGTCAATAAGGGCCGCACCGGCTGTTGAAATCGTCGTAGCCGAATTGACGGTCAGATTGGCCTGCAGGGACAAAGTGCGATCGGCGTCGCCAGTTGTAACAGTCAGCGTCCTGTCAACCGTCAAATCTGATCCTGGCGCCACTGTAAGAGTGTGCGAAGCGTTGGTATCCCGCAGCTTCAAGCCAGTATTGCTGAGTGTCGCAGTCCCGCCAGTGATCGCCACTGAGCTGGCATCCTGGGTCGCTATCGTTCCAAGGCCGAGATTGGTTCTGGCGCCCGCTGCCGTAGTGGCACTGGTGCCGCCTTTTGCAAGCAAAAGAGCTGGCCCAGTCGTGAAAAGGCCGTCAATGCTGTCAAGGTTGGTGTTGAGTTTCGTACCCCAGCTGTCAGCACTGGCGCCAACCTCGGGCTTCGTCAGGTTCAGATTTGTGGTGTTTGTATCAGCCATTTGGTCACCGCATCATCAAGTTGGAACAATAGGGGTCCAGGTTGATGCGGTTGCCCCGGCTGAAGACCAAATCGCTGTCCCAGCTGTTGAAGGCGACCATACATCATTTTCACTGGAAATAGAAGACCAAACATCGCCATCTGGCGGTATTTCTTGCCAATTCTCAGGTTCAGCAGCCGTGTCGATCCAGCCCCTCACCGTCACCAATGAGGCACTGGTGTCGCGCCCTGAAACAATCGAGGCAGCTGCTTTGATTGACGACGTGCCAGAAGACGACGAGATCTGGCTTTGCTGGGTAGCCAAAACGCTCGCAGATATTCTGGAAATGATTGTTCCAGAAACTGACTGGCTGGCTTGTGCTATGCTTGCCTGAACGCGGGTGGTGCAAATGACAGCGGCTGCAACGCTGTCAGATGACTGCGCCAAGGACAGTGCGCCGGCAACTCCATTCTGGGTTGCTGCTGAAACAGTGACATTGTCCTGCAGAGCAGAAACCGATGCCGACACCAAGACACCGGAACTTGATGATACGACGTTGTCGCCCTGCGTTATGTTGGCATTGCCAAAAATCAGCTGGGTAGCAATTGCTGATATGCTGTTGTTCTGCTGATCGTTTACAAATTGTCCAGTGAGCAAAACTCTACCGGACGCTGACGAATTATTACCACTGACAGAAATGGCGGCACTGGAAGAAACTGAAACTCTACCAGATCCGCCAACCGTATCAGACGCCTCGGTAATGCTGGCGCTGGCTTTGACCTGGACTGCTGATGACGCTGTGAGGGTATCTGCAGCCTCAGAAATTGACGCAGAAGCTTTTACTGCGACCTTTGCCGCAGAGCTTACTGTATCGGCGCCCTCTGTGATTGTTGCCGCAGATTTGACAGCCACTGCACCGGAGGAGGAGACACCATTTCCAGCTTGGGTCGCCGCTAATGTCCCGGCGACCCTGACTGTGGCAACTGTGGTGGTGGCACCGTAACCGTAAATGCTGACGCCATAGGCGCCAGACCCAAAACCCCGTCTATTGGTTTGGTTGTCTTGAGTGCGGTTAAGGCTGCCAGCCGGCATTTTTAGCTATTTCCAGCCGTCAGCGTGAAGGTCGTGACAGAAACAGCCTGGCCGGTCGCGATCGACGTGTTGTCGAGCGTCATGTCACCGCCGCCGCCAGTTGCAGTGATCGTACCCTGGGCGTGGCATGTCGTGCCTGCGCTGTCGTAAATCCTGAAATGACCAGCCGTACCAGTGGCGTCAGCCGAGGTATCCTGCCAGGTGCCACTGAGCGCCTTAGACCCACTTGATGCAGCCGCCATCCAGTCGGTCGGCAACGTCATTGTTGCCAGCACAGTGCCACTATCAGCGGTCGCGCAAGTAGCTGGAGGTACGCCAGTTCTGATGCGCAGAATTGCCGACGTCCCAACTGCAGTTTCAAAGGCATCAAGCTGGGCATTGCGAACGGAAACTGAATATTGAAGTGCCATTGTCTACCTCTTATCCAAAAGTGCGTTTTCTTGCCGACAAGGCTCCCTGCGGGCGTTTTGCTCGCTCGCTTTCACGATCCATGTCGGCAATGATTTTATCTGCAGCCGCATTCCAAAGCTGGATGCGCTCATCGTTCTGAAGGTATGCTTCAGCCTGGATAAGAGCAGCGTACAGATAGAGATCTGGCGAGCGCGCCAGCAACCAGTTCGACGTGTTGCTATCAGAAAGCGCAGGGATCTTGCCGTAATAGATGATCTCAAGCGTCGTGTTGCCAGTTGGCGCCGGAAGCAGAAGAATGTTGTCGTCAATGATCGTGTAATACCTGGGCGTACCAGTCAGACCATCATTGCGCAGATCATAGTAACGCTCGGCAGAAATGTACTCCAATGCACTATAAGTGTCAGTTGGAGACGTTACCGTGATAGAGACATGCTGCAGCCAGTCAGACGGCAGTTCAACGTAGCCCGTTGACGCCACCGTATAGTCACGCTGCAGCATTGAGTTGACACGAAGTTCACGGTTGAACCGTGCTTCTGCCAGCGTGATGAAATCAGGTATCTGACTGGTCAAGTCTTCACGATTAAGCCAGTTTGCAATTGACGTTTTCAGGGTGGCGTAAGTGTTAAGCGACATTCTGCACGCCCTCCTCTTTTACAAATTCCCTGTGGGCGTCGGCGTGCTCGTTTCCATACTCAAACATGCCGATGTGTTTGATGAGCTTGGATGCGTCGTGATCGACATGCACATCGACACCAATTTCCTTCAGCTTGTGACAGTGGAATATGTCTTCGCCAAAGAAATCATGGCTCGCCTGGCTGTAGCCGATCGAGAAATATGGCAACCCCAGCTTTTTGTAGACGTCCGCTTTCTCAAGCATGACGCCCATTCCAACCGCGGCAACGACCTCAAGCCCGGTGCTGTCATCTGAGGTGTAGACAAGGCTGCGGCAGAAATGGTCTTTGAAAGCCACCGGCTTACACGGCAAGCGTCTTGTCGAGTAGTTGCAGGCTACAACATCCTTGTCGTGCGACTGCAGGCGATCAACAATGTCCTTTGGAAAGCGATGGTCGCTATCAAGCCACAGGATATAATCCGCTCCTGCGTTCAAAGCCTCGATCGCCAGTTCCTGTCGCTGATTGGCGATCAGCGTACCCTGCGATGTGAACATCAACAGAGATCCACCATTGGGAACGTGCTTGGCAGACCAATAGGCAGTCAGACGCGCAAGATCATAGGCGAAAGACGTATGAAGCATGTCGCGGCATGGAAGGCATATGGCGAGACGGTAGCTCATCACACGTTCCCCGGCCTGGTGCGGAAGAAGCGATTGTCGCCATCATTCAGCCACCGCTTCATTGCCTCTTCGTCGTCCGCAATGCCCTTTTTCTTGAGGTCGAAGTACAAAGACACGGGTATGGACGCGACACGGGTCCACTCGCCCCAGCGATCTGGCGCATCATTGTAGGCAGTCTTGTTGGCTTCCACGATGTCGGTCGTTTCCTGTTCAGTCTGGATCAGGAACTCATCAGTGGTGTCGTCCCAATGGAACGTCCGCTTGATGCCGAGCACCGGGTCATAAGAAAACGGTAGCTTCAAAAGAAACTCCATCTAAGGGCCATGCCGCCATCACGGCGGGTCAGCTATGAGAGGGGCAGGAGGCGAACCTCCTGCCCCGAGATCGTTACGAGGCGGTCAGGTCGGCAATGATGCCGTGAGCCTTCTCAGCCTTGACCTTCAGACCATATTCCACCGTCAGCATGCGGCGCTCGGAGTCGCCGGTCTTGCTGAGCGTGTCGGTCTTGAAGTTACGCAGATAGGCGACCGATGCGTACTCAGGATCGAGCACGAACACGTCACGCTCGCGCTGGAACCGATTTGCTACGAACGCCACCTTTCCGAAATCGGACAGATAGACGTCGGCCGACGCTACGATCGAGAACGCCTTGGGCGAACCGTTCACCTGGTTGATACGGTTGGAACCGATGCCGGTGAAGGCAGATGCGGCCGTCTTGTTGAACGGACCCATCATAGCGACCTTCGGGTCACCACCCTGCGACCAGACGCTCTGGATGACAGTCTTCAGCATCGCCTCGGTAAAGGTGCGTTGGGTGCCATCTGTACGAGCCGCATTCGGATAGCCGTCATCAGTGGACGACATCGTCGGGTTGGAGCCGCCAGAGTGCTTGCTGACGTTGGTGCGAAGCCACGCCGGCAGACCTGCGGTCTTGCGGGCAACCGAAGCAGAACCGACAGCTGCAGCCTGGTTGAACAGCAGGATGCTTTCCATGTCGCGCTTCAGCTCTGAAGACGCCTTGGCCATTTCATAGGCCAGGTAGGACTTCATGCCAGCCTTGTCCACGGCCTCGACGGTGCCAGACACACCGATCACCTTGCGGCTGATCTGGGTGTAGTTTCCGACGCGGTTGGTGGCAGCGCGAGCGTCGAGAGTGGCCTCGTCGCCTTCGATCGCAGCATTCGACGTGCTGGCCGCCGCCAGAGCGTCGGTCTGCCATTCGTAATAGGTGTTGGAAACATTCTCGCGCCCAACAGACGACATGAACGGCGTGTCTTCGGGGCTGATGTTGTAAATGATGTTGGCGAGGTCTTCACGAACTGCCTTCGTACCGTCGTAGCGGTCGAACAGGTTGGTGGGCTGTGCCATTGTCTCGATCCTTTCTAGATCAGTCCTTCAAATAACTTGGCCGCGTCACGGACGTGGCCGGTTTGAGCGAGACGCTGTTTTGCCTTGGTGACTTCCGAGTGACGCCTGGCTGGTGCCGTTTGAGGCGAACCAGCACGCAGTGGCCGGGGGCCATTCTGCGCAACCGGAGTTGGACGCTTCGCCATGATCTGGTCGTACTTCATCGCCTTGTAGACGGCGATCACAGCACGCGGGTCATAGACCTGGCTTAATTCGTCTTCAGAGTATCCGAGTTTCTGCCCATATTCGCGCAGCTTGACGCGGTCACTCTCCCACACCTTTTGATCCTTCCAAGCCGGGATCGTTTCGGTGAGTTTCTCACGGCCCTTCTGAACCATGTCGCGAAGCTGAGCCACTTGCTGCTGTTGCATGAGAGCAGACACTCTCTGATGCTCCGCAGCTGCTGCCTGCAGCCGTTCGTTGTTTTCGCGATATAGCTCTTTCTGGTGTACATATTCGAGCGGGTCTTCAGCATAGAGCTTCTCCCAGTCGGGCTGCTGCTGCACAGCTTCTTGAAGCTGTGACTGCAAAGCCTGAAGGAGTTGAGCGTACTGCTGGCGCTCTACCATCACCTGACTGGCTTCCTGCTCGAGCTGCTTGCGCTGCTCGGACAATGCGCCAGTCTTGCGGCTGTAATCTGCTTGCCTCTGGTAGCCGGCTATCGCTTCCTTCAGTGGAACCTGCTCTTCTTTGCCGTCGATCTTGACGGTGACGAGCTGCTCCATTGGGTCGGAAGCCTCTTCAGCATCCTCGTCATTAGCAGCGGCTTCCTCTTCCTCGGCGCCAGCCTCGTCAGCTGGTGTCTCATCCTCGGCGGCAGCCTCTAGCGCCTCGGCCTGATCTTCAGAGGCCGGGCCTTCTTCAGCAGCGTCCTGTTCGGGCGTCTGGGTATCGGCTTTGCCGTCCAGAATGGCAGCGAACTGACTCGCAGCTTCAGTCAAACCGATGCCAGAAGGCGTATCGGTGGTCGTCATTCTTATATCACCTTTCTTCGACGCTTCACAGCGTTGAATTGGGTTATGGGTTTAACGCTTCGCAGCGTTTCTGTTGTTGTGAGCCTCGACCTTTGGCGCATTCGCCATCGAACCAAGCCTCGTCTTGATGTCATCCAGAGCACGAATGGCTGCATATGCAGCTTCTCGCTTCTGGACGTCAGCGGGTGGCGTATTGCGCCACTCGTTGATGTATCGCCCCTCAAGAGAGGCGAATGCCTGCTGGATGACTTCATCATCCAAAAGCTGTTTTGCGCGGCGGGCGATGTCGTCGGATGAGATCATTCGTCGTTCTCATCGTCAGGAGTTTCAAACGACTTTTCCTCCCACGCCTGGCAGACACGCAGATTGTGGCAGATGAAATCAAACTTCACGCAGTAGCCACGACCACCGCCGTCGCGGTCGTACTGGTCGAGCGGAACGCTCTCCATTTTCTCCTGCATGTCGGGCGTGTTATTGAAATATTCGCAATTCGCGCACAGCTGACGGCGGGCCTGCGCTTCGTCCATCTCCCAGATGTCAGCCATCTTCTGCCAGTAGGCGCCATTCGCCTTCGGATCGACCGATGCTTTTTCTGGACCAAGTTCCCAATTGTTGATCACGTTCTGGCGGTTACGTTCGTTCTTGCGAGCGGTGCCAATGTCTTCGCCATCTGCATCCTCAAGAATACCTTCTATAACCTTGGACGCGTCCATTTTTGTTAGTTTTTTCATATACATACACCGTATTTGACGCTAGCGCAGAATGAGCGTAACATCGCTTTTGGCGATTTAACCAACTTGCGGCCAGGGCCACCTGCCCAAACAGCTAAACAGGAGATCAAGTTATGGGAACTGTCCGCAACCGGCCTTGGCCCGACGAAGCCTGGATGAGCCAAGAACAGCTTGCTGAGAAAGCTCGTAACACTCCGCAGGATTATCCTAGACCGCCGTTGGAGTGGATCTCTCGTACGACCGAGCGGGAGCAGGAAGAATTTTACCGTATGATCGACAGCGGGATTAACTCGGTGGCTATTGCTCATCCCCGACCCCCTGCATTGCCGAAGAAGCCACAAGAGCGGTAGCGATCGCCGGAAGGATTTCTTTTCGACGCACCGCAACACGAAGCCGGCCAATCCAGCCCGGCCCGTCGCCAATAATCTTTCTGGCGTTTTGGATGTCGGCGCGCGTTGCTCCCCAAGTTGCTGCCCACTGTTCGTCGCGCTCAAGGCGTGCCAAAGCGCCTTGAGGGACGGCCGGATTGTTGTCCAAAGCCCTCTGCGTTGCGCGCGGCAAGTCGTCAATGGTACGGAGCAGCTTGCGGGTTGCTCCACCCTTGCCTTGCTGCTCCCAGGCTTTTTCATAACCAATATATCCGCTGTCCACCTTGGCGCGCTCAATCGAGCGGTAGTCGCCAGCGTTAGCAATGTTTGCCGAAAGGCTTTTCTGCTGTTTAGGCGTACGGCCAACGGGTTCTGGATAGAAACTCGTCATCGTGACACCTTCGTTCACGTCCACGATGTCAGGCAATCCAGCTTGCGCGCCGATCTGCTGTAAATTCTGCATTTCAACCGGGTCAAGGATGCCGGGCGTTTTTTTTGTAATGAAGACACTATTCGACTGGCCGGGCGAACCATCTGTCCAAGGCTTGTGCCACGCACCTGCGCCTTGTGCGTCAATGTAAGCACGCGTAGCCTCGACCCCATCAAGCAGCCCGCGGTCTGCCATAGGGACGCTTTTCACATCGCCAGATTGGAACGCCACAAGCGGACGAGCCACGTTTCCAGGGTTAAATTCTGTGGCGCCGCCAGGCGGAGTATACATGCCCTGCATTTCAAGCGAAGGGCGCACACGCATGCCGTATCCAGTGTCTCCCAATCGCACACCTGAATAAAGCGCGTCACGGCCACCAGGAGCTGTGTTCCATGCGCTACGCGTGTCATTGGCATACAAATCACGCTGCCAGCTTGGCGCACCTACAGAGCCCGGAAGATGCCCTGTCATAGCGCCAGGCTGTGCCTCATAGGTCGCATAGGCCGTGTGCTTGGGAAAGAAGTCGCCGATCGTTTTGTTTGCGTCCTGAAATGCAAGCTCGCGAGCGGCATTTTCAATTTCCTGCTGCGTTCCGCCCTTCAGCATCGAGCGCGCTTCAGAAATGTAGCCGGCAGACTGGCGTGACCATAGATCATCTGCCTTCTGCACCACCCACGGAACGGCCTGCAACTGCTCGCCTGTCCAGTTGCTACGACCGGAAAGGTTTTTCTTGTTGGCGCGATCAACCGCAAGGGCTGTTTCGTAATCTGAGAAGATATGCTGTGCTCCTGAAAGAGCATTGCGCTGTGGAGTACCGTCTGGCTCCGTGTATCCTAGATTTCTAGCATGCCGGAAATCATTGACGCCCGTAGCCGTAGCCGGTCCAGGCTGATCCGGGTTCACCCGGCGTGCATACTCACCCGTCTTTGCACCCAACTGAAACTCGGTCGGGTCATTGTTTACAATTGCACGCATGGAAGCCTGCTGTTGAGCAGGGCGGGCCGCTTTTACTGGTTTGCCGGTGGCAATAGAGGAATTGGTATCCTTTAATGCAAAAGCCAATTCTGCCTGCGGTGAAACGCCAGCAGAATATTGGCCTTGAATGTTCGTCATCCAAAGATTATCGCGAGCATCTCCGCCTGTAACCTCGTTAACGCTGGCGCGATACCGATCATACCAATCACCGCCACGAGGATCGCGCGCTACCGTCTTGTCAAGCTCACGGCGCATCTTGAGCAGGTCTTTACGATCTTGAATACTGCGTGGACCACCAATGAAAGCGCCCTCAGTACGATCGGATGAGGGCATCAAATGAGGCTCTTTGCGAGCCACTTTGACAGCCTGTTCTACCGGCATCTCGCGCAGATTTGGTAACTGCGTCATGCGCTTTGGTGTGGCGCCAGGTAACGCAGCCATAGCGGCCATCGTACCAGCAGTTAGATAGTCTCCAGTACCTAAAGCCTCGCGCACGTCATCAATGCCGGTCGCGACACCATATGGCGTAAACTCAAGCACATTTGACAGCTGCTCTGCCTTGAGCTGCCCTTCGCGATCATCACTGTAAAGCAAGCCGCGCATCCAATCTGTCGCGCGCTCGCGAAACGTCGGTTCATATGAGGAAAGCTCGCTACCATCGCTTAGATAACCGGGAATGCGTGGTGTGTAGGACATCGCCATCACTGCACCCCAATCGGCTGTTGCTGACGCATCGCCGCAGCTTGCTGCTGCGCCGCCAGCTTTGCAGCGTCACGATCGCGCTGGAGCATGGCGTACAGCTGCTCGACCTGGATCTGCGTGCCGTATTTCAGCTGCATCTCGGTTGCCTTCAGCCAGATGTCTGCGTCGAGGCGGTCGCGCTCCAGATCGTCAGCCTTGCGCTGCTTCTCGACCTCAAGCTCGGCCTTCATCTGCGCGATCTGCATATCCTTCTGGATTTTCTGAGCTTCGACCTGCGCCAAGATCTGAGCAGGGTCGGCCTGTTGCTGCTGCTGGGGTTGCGCCAGCTGCGCTTCAGCTTCAGGCGTGATCTCGCTAAAATAACGCGACGGGTCTTTGAAGCCCTGAAGCTCAATGATCTGCGCCAAGGTGTTGCGGAATTGCTTGACGCTGACCAGCGGATTGTTTGGCCCAAGTGTCTGAAGAATTTCCTTCTGCTGAGCCACAATCGCCATCAGCGACTGCACCCGCTGCTCGATTGATCCAGTTCCCAATCCGACATTGACGATCACGTCCATGTCGGCATCCCACGACCGCGGATCAATTGGCACCCACTGATTACGCAGACGCACCATGCGGGGGCGATCCTGGTTCTCAATGACTTCTTTCAAAAGGCCGCGAAACAGACGCTTGATGCCAGTCTCGGCAAAAATGCGGGCAACCATCTCAAGTCGCTCTTGCGCAGCACTCATGGTCGCAGTCACAGCCGCCTTGGTGGTTGATTGCAGGACATCAGGGTCCAGACCTTGAGACGCCTTGGATATGCCAGTGCGACTTGACTTGATGTCGTCCAGGTATCCCAGCATGGGAAGCGCCTGCTGGCCAACAAATGTGTTGCCCAACTCTTGGATCATGCCTGGCTGAGTTGCGCGGATCACGCCGCCAGTCTCGACGTTCAGAACGTCATCCATATTGACCATGCCCTCGACCACGACCGTGCGGGGGTGGATCACCTGCGCCAGGCTGTCGAGGGTGTTGCGGACCACGTTGGACTTGATCAGCTGCAGGTCCATCACCTGGTCTGCAATGGATGATCCGATGACCATATGGCTTTCGGGATCTGGGCAGATGACGGACATCTTGACACGATCAACGACTTCATCGTGCAGGATGTAGCAAGCCTGACCAATCGTGCAGACGCGGCGAAGCTCGGCAATGCCGTCACCGTCCTTGTCGATGCGAATGTAGCTTTCGATGTACTCGTAACGGCGCATGGCCGGGTCAACGGAATTGTCTGTGGCGCCGCCAAGCCATTCGCGCAGCGCCGGGTTGCGCGTCTGAGCTTCGAGGTTCATCTCAAAAGTAGATGCGCTGTTGCCGTGCTCTTCAATATCCTCGCGATCGTAGCCCATCGCCACCAGTTCAGAGAGCGTCTTCAGCGAACGGTGGCCAACATAATCTGCGTTGTCGAGATCGCGGGCATTGCGCGCAATGATGAACTCTTCAGGTGGTACGCACTCAATCACCTGACGTTTCTTTTCTTCCCGACGCCTAATCATGACGTCGAAAAGAGGCGAAGGCATACCAGTCAACGGATCGGGCTCGCCTTCGCCGCGCTCTGCCACGGAGATCATTTCGATCTGGCCGTTTTGCTGCAGCAGGCTCAGCTGACCCACATCAATGCCAGAATATTTCTCTTCGCTGATGTTGTAGGTCGTGGCGGTATACCACTTGAAAATTCCAATCTTGCTCTTGAGTGCGTCCTTGAACGCCGAGTGCAAGATCGTAAAACCGGGATTGTCCACGGAAAAAACATAAGAAACGTAGTCTGTCGCCTGTTCCGCCATTGGAACATCTTCAAACCGGCGGGGCGCAAATTCGACTGGCTTTTCCGATGCAGTGAACACACGCAAGAGCGACGGCATCATGGCAAGGATGACATCGTGGACCTCGGTCATAACGACCTGAGATCTGCCTTCCTCCTCATTGCCGAACGGATCGCCTCGATAATATTTCTGCGCCTTTTCTCGAGCTGGCGCGATCTCGTCATCAATGTAATCGCAGGCGTCAGTGATGGCGGCCTTCACCGCACCCTGAAACTCTTCCTTCGACATACCCTCGGAAGCGGCGTCTTCGCCGTCGAGGCCCATTGCTGCTAGTGTGTTTTCGGTGAAATCATCTTCGCTCAAAGCAGACCCCGCGGGCCACCGAACTTGCCTTGCGAGCTGTACCAATCCTGATACCACTGCGGCATGCCGCCGATCGGATTTGCCGGCTGCTGATTGCTGGAAGACTGAGAGGAACCAGACCAATCACCGTTCAGCCACGGTAATACTTCTGCCGGGTTCTGGCCGCGGTTGATGGCCTGGTTGTAAAAATGACGATAATTGAAGCCAGGCATAGGCTGGCCAGTCATGCCCATCATCAACAGCGGCAATATTCCTGGGCCGCTGCGCATGTTGCTGGAAGCATTATTGAACAGCCACTTGATGCGATCAATGGCTTCCGACCCTTTGCTGGGTGTCTGAGGGGTGTCTGCCATTATCTGACCCTCTGCAATCCAGTGCTGGGGCTGATTGGGCGAGAAATGCCAGGTGCGAGCGCAATGTTGCCTTGCCCACCCGGATATGTCGTGTCGATGCCAGGCCGCTGGAGAAATTTATTGTTTACGGGCTGGCCGCTTACTCCGGCCCACATTCCATAGTCGCCGCCAATATATCCCGGCATGCCGTAGCCGCCGACCTGATAGCTTCCATATGGAAATTCCCGCGACTGAATGGTCGAAGGCTGCGGATCAAGCAAGCCACCAGTCGGCATGACTGCTGGCGCCATTGCAGATTGGCGCGCTGCGATCTGGTTGGCCCCGACGCCAGCGTTGCGAGCCGACACGGACGGATTGCCGGCAAACCTCTGCGAGCCGTCCAGATTGCGATAGTTGGAATAGGTCGCCGTGGACGGACCAACGCCATAGTTGGCGCCAGGGCGGGACATGGTGGCGTAGCCAGTTGCCCTGCCACCGGCAGGTCCATACGCCGTATTGCCGTAAACCGTCTTGCCGGTCGTCAGGCCAGTGCCAGCCGGCGGACCACCCTGCCCACGCGGCCCAGCCACCTGATTGCGTGCGGCATTGGTGTTCTGGGACCAGTTGCCGCCGCCACTATTGCTGCGACTGGAAGAGTTGCCGGCATTACCGCCACGGTTGCCGCCACCCCCGCCCCCTTTGTAACCGG